GAAGGTCTGGGCGGCGGTTGCCGTCGTCCTGATTGGTGCCGGGTGGTTCGGCTACCGGGCGGCCTACCGGACGGGCTATGAAGCCGGCTCGGGGGCTGTCCGGGCGGACTGGGCCGAGACTCGGTCCAAGGACGCAGAGGCCCACACACAGGCTCTGCGTGCGTCACATGAGGCATACCGGCGCGAGATTGAGCGCCGAGAGGGGGTAGAGCGTGACCTCGATGCGAAACTGGGCGCTGCCGATCGTCGCGGGCGCGAGCTTGCTCGGCGGTTGCGCGACACCGGGGCCTGTCCCGTGTCCCCGGGTGAAGGAGGCGGTCCCTCCCCCGGCCCGGCTGATGCTCCCGCCGGAGAGTCCGGCGACGCGGGAGAAGCTCTTGCGGAGCATCTCGCCGCCTGCGAGCGAGACGCGACCCGGCTCGGGGAGCTCCAGCGGTGGGTAAGCCCGTAGACCGCTACAAGCGCCTCGGCATTCCGCGCCGGTTCTGCATCCACGGCCACCGCATCACCGTCAAGATTTTGACGCCTGCCGGGTGGCAGCGGCACAAGTTCCCGCGCGACTCGGTCGGCATCTACGACCCGTCGCACCATGTTATCGGTCTGCGGAGCGAGCTCGGTGACACCGAGATGCAGCAGACCTTCTGCCACGAACTGACCCATGCCCTGCTCGATGAGATGAACCACAAGTTGTCGTTCGACGAGGTGTTCGTCGACAACTTCGGGTCGCTGCTCGCGCAGGCGCTTTCCTCTTTCGACAGCAACCTCAAGCGGTGAACCGTGCCGAAGCTCGTTGACGACCAGCAGATCATCGAAGCCTGGAGCAGATTTGGCAGCGCGCGAAAAGTCGCCGATGCGTTGAAAATCGACATACGGCAGATCTACTTCCGCCGGCGCACCATCGAGGCGCGGTACGGTATCGCGCTGACGGCGAAGGGCGCGAAGGCGACCGGCGGTCCCATCGCCGAGAAGGCCAAGGCGCAGGATGCGCTTGCGGTCTCGCGCGCGGAGAAGTACGAGCGCGACATGGCCGAGACGGTGCGCAACGGCACGGTCGTGGTGGCGAGTGACTGCCACTACTGGCCGGGGATGGTTTCACCCGCTCATGAGGCCATGTTGCGGCTGATTAAGGCGCTGAAGCCGGACATCGTGGTATTGAACGGCGACATCCTCGACGGCGCCCGCATCAGCCGTCACGCCCGAATTATGTGGGAGAAGCAGCCGACCTTGAAGGACGAGCTCCACGCAGTCCAAGACCGCTGCGCCGAGATCGAGCGCGCCGCCGGCCGGGCGCGCCTCGTGCGGACCATCGGCAACCACGACGCGAGGTTCGAGAACTACTGGTCGGCGAACGCGCCCGAGGCCGAGGACATGGCGGGGATGACGCTGCTCGACTACCTCCCGCGCTGGCGCGCCGGGTGGGCGCTGCATGTGAACGCCGAAACGCCAGGATGGACCGTCATCCGTCACCGTCCGGTGTCTGGTGGTGTCCATTCGGCGTACAACTCGACGCTCCGCTCGGGTACCCACTATGTCCACGGGCATCTGCACAAGTTGCAGGTCATGAGTTGGGGCGACTACCGGGGGCGCAGGTACGGTGTCGACACCGGGACGCTGGCCGAGATCAATGGACCGCAGTTCAACTACACCGAGGCCGCGCCGCACAATTGGGCGAGCGGGTTCGCCGTGTTAACCTTCCGGGATGGGTTCCTCCTCAATCCCGAGCTCGCCGTCCAAGAAGCGGGCGGAGTCTGGTTCCGGGGCGAGCGTGTCTGACTGTCGCTCGTGTTTCTGGTCTGCCGAGCTGACGCGCGAGAGCGCAGCGGTGTGGTGTTCGCACAAGGTCTGGAACGGCTGGCACCGCCCGGCGCAGGCCGCGTGTAGCGGCAAGGCGTGGAAGAAGGACGACCGATGAACGCGATGTACGCCCGTATCCGGCAGGTGCTCTACCGCACCCGCGCCTACAAGCGCCTGTTCCTCGACCCGCAGAGCAACCAGCTCTCGAACGACGGGCAGATCGTGGTGGCGCACCTCAAGCGGTTCGCGCGGCTCGGCAAGCCGCCGGCGGCTCCGGGTGCGAATGTGGACATGTTCCAAGTCGGGCGCATGGTCGGCCGGCAGGAGACGGTGCAGCTCATTGTCGAGGCGCTGCATCTGGACGAGAAGACCTTGACCAACCTGCAAGAGGATTTCCGCGATGAGTGACGAACAAGGGTCTGCACCAGCAGGCAACCCGGCTCCGACGGCGCCGGCGTGGTACGCACCGGAGGGGCTCGACCCGAACACCTCCACCCAGTTGGGCGAGCTCGTGAAGGCGAAGGGGTGGAAAGGCCCGGCCGATGCGCTGCTCTCCTACCAGAACCTCGAGCGCGTCTTCGGCGCTGACAAGGCGGGGCGCACCATCCTCGCCCCCAAGTCGGACGACGACGCCGACGGCTGGAACGCGGTGTACAACCGTCTCGGCCGCCCGGAGTCGCCGGACAAGTACGGTCTGCCGGTGCCGGAGGGTGACGACGGGTCGTTCGCGCAGGCGGCAGCGCCGGTGCTGCACGAGCTCGGGCTCACGACGCGTCAGGCGAAGGGTCTCGCGGAGTGGTGGAACAAGGCGTCCTCTGCGCGCATCGAGGCCGAGGGCGAGGCGTTCGCCAAGTCATCGGAGGCCGAGTACGCCGCGCTCAAGGGCGAGTGGGGTACGGCTGCCGCGCAGAACGAGGAGCTCGCCAAGCGGGCCGTGCTCAAGTTCAGCAAGGAGGCGGGCATCGACGAGGCGGCGTTCGACGCGATGGAGCGGGCGATCGGCACGGCCAAGGTGATGAAGCTCTTCCACGCCATCGGGTCGCAGTTCTCGGAGTCCTCGTTCGTGGCGAGCGACGCGCCGACTGGCGGTGCGCTGACCCCGGCGCAGGCGAAGCAGAAGGTCGCCGGGATGTTCGCCGACAAGGAGTTCATGGCCCGGTACATGCACCCGGACGAGCGGGTGAGGCAGGGGGCCATCGAGGAGATGATGACGCTCAACCGGATGGCGAATCCGAACCTGTCAGACGAGTAGTTGCAAGCGCGCCCGAGGGGCAGTATCCTTCGGGCGTGTCTTCCTCTGTGTCGTTGCCGGGAGGGTTTCCTCCCGGCTCTTTTCAGGTGGAGACCGGGTAAGCCGCGAGGCCCCGAAGACAGCCGGAAAGACGGCCGCCTGGTCGGAGCGCATCCGGCAAGGATTCTGGCCCCGCAAGGACAAGCCATCCGAGAACAGGTTCAACCTTTTTTCCGGAGGCTCAAATGGCCGACAATATCGCATCCGTTTATGCCGTTCAGTACGGCACGAACATCTCGCTGCTCCTGCAGCAGAAGGGCTCCAAGCTGCGCGGCGCCGTGCAGACTGGCTCGTACAAGGGCAAGCAGTCCGAGGTCGTGACGCAGTACGGTGCCACCAGCGCCCGCGCTGTCTCGACCCGCTACCAGCCGATCGTCCCCGTCAACACCCCGAACAACCGTCGGTGGGTGTTCCCCGAGGACTACGACTGGGCGGACCTCATCGACAACTTCGACAAGCTCCGTCTCCTCGCCGACCCGCAGAGCGCCTACAGCCAGAACGGTCTGTACGCGATGGGCCGCGCGATCGACGACGTCATCATCTCGGGCATCTTCGGGACGAACAAGACCGGCGAGGCTGGCGGCACGAACACCACGTTCGACACCGCCAACCAGCAGGTCGCCGTGAACTACGCTGCCGCCGGCAACGTGGGTCTCACCGTCGACAAGCTGCGCGAGGCGCGTCGCATCCTGATGGAGAACGAGGTCGACCTCGATGCCGAGCCGGCGTACTGCGCCATCTCGGCCGAGCAGCACGACGATCTCCTCGGGCAGCTGCAGGTCACGAACGCCGACTTCAACACCGATGCTCCGGTGCTGCAGGACGGCAAGGTGACCCGCTTCCTCGGGATCAACTTCATCCACACCGAGCGTCTTCCGACGTCCTCGGGCTTCCGTCGCTGCCCCGTGTGGGTGCCGTCGGGCGTCCACCTGGGCATGTGGAACGACATCGCATCCAACGTCACGCAGCGTCGTGACCTCTCTTCGCATCCCTTCCAGGTCTACCTGATGGGAACCTTCGGCGCCACGCGCACCGAAGAGAAGAAGGTCGTCGACATCCTGTGCGCCGAGTAAGGGAGTAACACACCATGGCAGTCGAAGCTCGCAAGTCCTCCCTGATCACCAACGCTGACGCGGTCCCGGCCGTGCTCAACAACCCCCGCGTCGACGGTGGTTTCGAGCGCGTCAAGACCGCGACGGCGGATGTCACCAACGCCGACAGCGTCGGCAGCACCTACCGGATGTTCCGGGTGCCGTCGAACGCGGTCGTCACCGACCTCCGCATCTACGCGCCGGACATCGGCACCACCACTGCGGCCGACATCGGCCTGTACCGCACCGCCAAAGACGGCGGCGCTGTGCAGGACGCCGATTTCTTCGCCTCGGCGGTCGTGCTGAACGCCGGCGCCCTCAACGGCACCGACGTGCTGCACGAGGCGGCGGTGTTCACGATCGCGAACAGCGGCAAGGAGCTCTGGGACGCCCTCGGTCTCACGAGCGACCCGTCGGTGTTCTACGACGTGACGATGACCCTGACCGGCGCGGCCGACGCGACCGGCACGGTCAAGCTCATCGGTCGCTACTCGGCGTGATGAACTGGGGCGGGCCGGGTTGACCGGCTCGCCCCTTCCTTCTGGGAGAGAGACATGGCTGACCGTTTCTACGGCATCGATCGCGGCAACCAGGGCGTCCGCAACGTGACGGAGAGCGCCTCCACGACCGGCCTCGATGTCGAGGTGCGTGTGGACCTCATTGGCATGAGCAAGTCCGAGGTCATCTTGATGCTCGACACGCTCAAGGAAGCCATCGTTCAGGACAGCTGGCCGCCGGCTTAACGGCTGCGGGAGACGCCCGTGGCTACGAGTGATGTCGCAATCGCGAACCTCGCGCTCACCAAGATTGGTGACCTGCGAATCACTTCGCTCACGGAGAACACGAAGCCTGCGCGTGAGCTGAACGCCGTCTATGGGATGCTGCGCGACAAGCTGCAGCGGACCTACAACTGGCGGTTCTGCGTCAAGCGGGCGAACGTGGCGGCCGATGTTGCCGCTCCGACCTTCGGCTACACCTACCAGTACACGGTACCGGCCGACTGCCTGCGTATCCTGCAGGTGAACACCTACTTCCCGGCGCCGGACCTGTCCGATCTCATCGGCAGCGGTGGGCAGGAGTACCAGCTCGAGGGCGGGAAGATACTGACGAACTTCTCGGGGCAGATGAACCTGCGCTATCTGGGGCGCATCACCGACCCGACCAAGTTCGATGCGGCCTTCGACGAGGCGTTCGCGGCACTGCTGTCGTACAACGTCGCCGAGGCCCTGACGCAGTCTGACGGCAAGAAGAACGCCGCGCTGCGCGATTACCGGATGTGCCTCATGGAGGCGGTCCGGGCCAATGCCATCGAGAACCCACCGGAGTCCATCGCCGACACCACTTGGCTGTCCGTGAGGCTGTAATGCCGAACGTCAATCCAGCCATCGTCAACTTCAACGGGGGCGAGGTCGGGTCGCTGATGAGCGGCCGGACCGACTTCGAGAAGTACGGTTCGTCCGTGTACCGGATGCGGCGGTTCATCCCGACCGCGCAGGGGCCTGCGAAGCGGTGTCCCGGCACGAAGTATGTGCTGCAGGCGCGGTACCCCGATAAGCGGGTGTGGCTGCAGCGTTTCGAGTTCGCCTTCGACCAGGCGTATGTCATCGAGTTCGGCGACTACTACTGCCGGTTCTACACCGATCGCGGTGTGGTGCTGGAAGACCCCATCGACATCTCTGGCGTCACCAACGCCAGTCCAGGCGTGGTGACCTATGTCGGCGCCGACCCGTCGAACGGCGACTGGATGTATGTCTATGGCGTCGTCGGCATGACCGAGGTGAACGGGCGGTATGTGAAGGTCGCCAACGTGAACACGGGCGCGAAGACCTTCGAGCTCAACGACATCGATGGCGGCGTTATCGACACGACGGCGTATGGTGTCTACGGCGGCAACGGTGATGCGGCGCGGGTGTACACCATCGCGAGTCCGTATGCCGAGGAAGACCTGTTCACCGCCGAGAACACTTCGGCGATGTCCATCTCGCAGTCCGGTGACGTGCTGTACATCGGCTGCGAGGGCTACCAGCCGCGCACGCTGACGCGCTCTGGGAACACGAGCTGGGCGTTCGCGGCCTATGCGCCGACGGACGGTCCGTTCCAGCGCGAGCCGGATGCGCGGGTGAACTTCACCCTGTCCGGGACGAGCGGCAACGTCACGGTCACCTCTGCGTCGGCCATCTTCGACAACAACTCGGTCGGGATGCTGCTGCGCTTGCAGCCGGTGAACATCACGACGACGCAGTGGGAGACGGCCAAGTCGATCTCGGCGGGCAACATCCGCAAGTCGAGCGGCAAGTTCTACGAGGCCGTGAACTCGGCGACGACCGGCGCGGTGCGTCCCATCCACGAGGAGGGGCAGGACTACGACGGCAACGCCGGGGTGCTGTGGCAGTTCCTGCATCCGGGCTCTGTGGTGCTCAAGATCACGGCGGTGACGAGCACGACGCAGGTGAGCGCCGATGTCATCGGGCCGGGCGTGGCGCCGAACGAGCTCCTGTCCTCTGCCGAGTGCAACTACCGGGTGGGCGCGTGGGGCCTCGGCATGGGTGCGTCCTACCCGTACAAGACGGCGTTCTGGCGCGATCGGCTGTGGTGGGGCGGCGGGCAGAACATCTACGCCTCGGTGGCTGGGGACTATGGCTCGCACGCGCCTGACACGATGGGCGAGATTCTGGCCGACAACGCGCTGAACCTGACCATCGCCATCGGCAACGTCGACAAGGTGCGCTGGATGCGCCCCGGCAACGCGCTCATCGTCGGCACCGCCGGCGCGGAGATTGCCGTTCGCGAGAACATCACGACCGCCCCGCTCGGCCCGGAGAACGTCAAGTTCGACCTGCAGAGCGCCGAGGGGTCGATGGAGCTCGAGCCTGTGCTGGTCGAGGACGCGGTGCTGTTCGCGCGCGTCGGCGGCCGGCGCATCATGGAGCTGCGGTTCGACATCCAGGCTGATGCGTGGGTGCCTCGGGACATGAATGTGCTGTACCCCGAGATCACGCGCTCGGGCATCGTGGACATGGAGTATCAGAAGGAGCCGGACGACATCCTCTGGTGCGTGCTCGGCGACGGGCGGCTCATCGGCCTAACCTACGACCGCGAGCAGAACATCTACGGGTGGCACCAGCATCCCATCGCGGGGAACGACGCGAAGGTGGAGGCGGTGCAGATCATCCCGAGCCCGAACGGCGACCTCGACGATGTGTGGCTTGTGGTCTCGCGCACCATCGAGGGCGACTTCCAGTATGAGTTGGCGCTTGAGGCCGGTGGCAACCTGCTGACCGAGGGCGAGGACCAGTTGGTCATCGAGGCCGATGTGAACCGCACGCAGCGGTTCATCGAGTACATCGGGCAGTCGCTGGAGGAGGGTGAGGACATCCAAGGCGCGGGGTATCTCGACGCTTCGTTGGAGTTCAATCCCGTCGTCCCTGCTGACCTGTTCATGGCTGACGGCTACGAGACTGCGGGCTCGACCGGGGTGCAGGCTACGGTGCTGTCGTCCATCGAGATCGCCAGCGAAGCCGACGAGATCATCGAGACGGAAGCGTTCGAGCTCATCGTCATCAACGACCCAGTGTTTGCTGCGACGGATGTCGGCCGCGAGATTGTGTACCGCTACTACGACACCGAGAACGAGCTGTGGCGCTCGGCGCGTGCGGAGATTACTTCCTACATCGACCAGGAGAATGTGCTGACGACCATCGTGGCGGCGTTCCCTGACGATGACGTGCCGTTCAACGAGTGGCGGCTGACGGCGACGACGCTGCGCGGCCTGTGGCACCTCGAGGGTGAGACGGTGTCGGCGCTTGCGGACGGGCAGGAGGTAACCGACCTCCTTGTGACGGATGGTGCGGTGACGCTGCCGTTTGCTGCCTCGCGCGCGACGGTGGGGTATCCGTACACCTCGACGCTGGCGACGCAGCGGCTGGAGGCTGGCGCGTCCATCGGGACGGCGCAGGCGA